CAGTGTTCTGTTGATTGGCTCTGGCGCGGGCGAGATCAACAACAGACGTGTATTTTCCGGCTTCCTTGCGTTCACCTTCGCGACGTTTTTTCCAGATGCGCATCTCTGTCTGAATTTCGGGCCATTTGGCACCAGGCTTACATTTATGCTTAACCCACCCGATGGCATGCAGCTTAAGCTCCGGATACATAGCGTTAACTTCTGGCATTTTCATCAACGCTTCAACGATATGGCCGTCGAATGTTGCCATGTCTTCCTGCAACAATTCCTGTGCGCTAATCACCATATCAACAGTGATGTTTTCACATGTGTCGAACTTAACCATGACAGCGTTCTGTACTTCAGGGGCTAGGTTGTCAAAAGTGACGTTCATCGGATCGGATTCAGTCTCGACCGGGACAAAGGAAGCAGACTCCTCATCCCAGCGGTTTTCCTGCATATATTCAGCATCCCAGGAATCGAGGGCAGGGCGGGGTATACCGGGTTTATCCTCGCAAACAAGAAATTTATAAGCGCAGTCCTGAGCAGCCGGATAATGTTCCAGGAATTGCCAGTGAAATTTTGCGCGGGCGCGACGTTCATCACCAGCTTCAATGGCAGTGGCTACAGCGACAGCACCTTCTTCCTTTATTGCCTGTTCGTCAGGAATAGCGGCGCAAATAAAGACTTTACTCATTTTGTTTTAACCTCATTACAGATTTAAGGGTGAACAAATCCCTGCCATTGCTGGCATATAAAAATGAAACCGGATATTAATTACGGTGCTGTTTTAAGTCCTGCCGGGATTTCGTTATTATCCATGTGAATAACTTTATCGACCGGATAACAGTTACCGGGAATTTTCTGTTCCACTGCGGCAACCATGCATTCTTTCATTGAGCCGTATACGCCAGTAACCATGTCAACCGGTTCACCGGAAACAAGAAAAACCGTCAGAACAAGTGCAAATGTAGTATTCATTGCCAGCATCCTTTTTGCATCAGGCGTAAACGGGCCAGCATTGAAACAATGCATATTTTATCCAATAGCTCCCGTTCTTGTTTCCTCTTGTTAATGGCATCTTCAGTAAATACTGGGTTACTGATAGTGACACCAATTTCAAAACAACCTTCAGACGTATTAACGTTTGGTAATAACGTTTTCATTATCGCACCCTCAACAATGAATTTTGTGATGCGGTGCCTGGTGCCTCCAGGTGACGTTAACCAGTTAACAATTAACGCCGGATACAGAGACCCCACCCATAACACTGTTTTTGGTTTTAACTGTTCCGCGTGCGCTCAGCCGCATTCACCGCATCACAAAATTCACTTTAAAAAGGGCAGCAGAGCAGTCACGGAGTAAAACTGATACCACCAAACGTCACCAGAAAATTGATAACAGAGGGCGTTGCAGCGGGGTTGTCACTTAAGCGCATGGTCAACCTGACAACCCGGTGTCTCAATGGGGGAGGAATAACCCCGCCATACTTACCGCCGCGCCATTTCGCGGAGTGCCACAACCGGAAGCGCACGGTCGACGAAAATTTAACGACAGGCTATCTATGAACCAACTACCTCGCCGTGCGCTTTCGCGTTATGCCCTGACTTTTCAGGAAAATGCCCTTTCAGTAAACTGTCAGTGCCGGATGCTCACCCGTGTCCGGCGCACGCACTCCACCTCACCCGTGGAGAACCCCTTAATTACCAACCCTCAGGAGGGTGAAATGACTAGTAAAAATGTAAATATCCAGTTTAACCACGATGTTTCTCCTGCTGGACTTGCGGATGATCTCACCGCTATAAAAACGGCAATTATGCTACTTGCTGCTAAGTTGCCTGCGTCATCAAAGCCAGCGGAAATTTGTGACTCATTGCGTAAGATGAATTCAACAAAATGCAATGAGATGGCATCACTTATTGAAAGTGCAATTGATTTTAATGATTAATCGAAATTTCATGGCTAACTGTAACCCTCCCATCTGTGGCGGGATGGTTTAAATCGCTGGGATTAATGCCGCACTCAGTAAAATGGTTCTTAAGGGGTTCTATCCGAATCCCTTTCTTTTTCATTAACAAGCCAAACCCCTTATCAATGATATCCATTAATTCCAGGAAGTATTTTTCATGTAAATCCTGGCTATCAGAGAGCCGCTTCTCTTCGTACAGACCGATAAAGGCACGACGCACGTTACCGGATATAGTATCGATGGTTTCTTTTTCTACGGTACTCAGGTCAAGAGTCGCCAGTTGGAAACGAACTATATTCGCTGCCATTTCCTGGAATTGCATTGGTAAATCTTTAAATTCCATTATTAGCCTCGTTGGTTAGCTATTAACGTGGGTATGTAATCATTCTGGCAATGCTTAATGCCGCTGCTTTTTCCAGCCTGGTGATATCCTGCTCCAGAGCGGACAGATTTTCAGCCTGCTTAGCCCTGGCTTCATTGGCCCATTTCAGATCCTGCGCTGCATTAATTTTCTGGCGCATCCACTCATAAAGTTCATCATCGGTATAGTCTGGCGCGATGATGACGGGTTCTCGTTTCTGCATACTGATTCCTCGCGGTGCTGTTTCCCCTTAACGCCGGGGTGGCGGAACAAAAACCTGCTGCATAGTTATTAAAGTTGAACCCTGCCGTCATGTTCTTACGCCTCGGGCTGGCTACTTACCCCCTGACCACTGCCTGGTAACTCGAAGTATTGCCCTGCATTCTGTGGGGCGGGGTGGGTTGGTATGTTGTTAAGGTAACAAGTGTTACCTTTCGAGTCAATGCAATGTTGCAAAAAGTACATTTGAGGGCGTGAAAAACCCGCAATGAATGCGGGTTATGACTCAGTCTAAGTATTGATGTATTTGTGAAACTTTACCTTTAATGGTGTAACCACCATTCAGTTCGATGGGTTTGTAAAGCGGATTCAGTGACAACAGATAGATGTTTGGTCCGTCAATCGCAACTTTTTTTAGTGTTACGTTTGGCGTTCCTTCCAATTGGATTAAGATTATTTTTCCCACCAGTTCTCTAATGTTACTTGAGCATGGTGTGATCAGCACGGTAGATCCGTCGGGGATGGTTGGGAGGCCGTTAGAGTTTGTCATCGCATCTCCCTCAACATGCAATAAAAAAGAGTTTTCAGCGGTTTTTGTCATGACATCAACCCAATTCTTAATACCAGGAATCTCGGTTACTGGACAACTCATATCCCAATAACCAGCCTGTTCCCACGTTAAAACGGGCAACCGGGCGATGTTGTCACTAATGTAAAGGTACTGATTCAGACGCAGATCATCGGTTTTATCGTGACCGTCCTTTCCATAAAGAATCCATTCAGGAGATTTGGAAAGCAATTTTGACAGTAGATGCAAATTCTCACCGTCAGGTTTTGAAGAGCCATTTTCCCATTTTGTTACGGATACACGAGATATGCCGATTGCTTTCGCAACCTGCTGTTGGGTTAATCCAACGTCTTTTCGACGATTCCGAATACGTTCGCTGATAGTGTTTTTCATGTAACCAATGTTACTACCAAGTGATGTTGCTATGGTTGACATTGTAATGTAACTATTGTTACCCTCCTGCTCGAAATAACAGGAGAGTTTTATGTTCAAAGATGATGTTCTGCGCTATTTCAAAAAAAAGCGACTAGTAGCTGAGGCTCTTGGAATTTCACATGTGGCTGTTGTGCGGTGGAAAGCAGTTATTCCCAAACTTCGCGCAATGGAACTGGATGAAATTACTAACGGTGAATTGAAATACAACCCAGAACTTTACAAGAAGCAGGATAGCACCTCGAACGAAGGAAAGAATGATTCATGAAAATCAAGCATGAACACATCCGCATGGCGATGAATGCCTGGGCGCGTCCTGATGGCGAAAAAGTTCCAGCAGCTGGAATAACCCAGGCTTATTTTGAGTTGGGTATGACGTTCCCAGAACTGTATGACGACAGCCATCCGGAAGCCCTGGCTCGTAATACCCAGAAAATTTTCCGCTGGGTAGAGAAAGACACCCCTGATGCAGTTGAAAAAATTCAGGCGTTGTTACCAGCGATCGAAAAGGCAATGCCACCTTTGCTGGTGGCCAGAATGCGCAGCCACAGTTCAGCTTATTTTCGGGAGCTGGTGGAGACGCGGGAACGACTGGTGAGAGACGCTGATGATTTTGTCGCAGTGGCGATCGCTGGTTTCAA